TCCTTCTGCCATGCCATAATGCACTCCAGTTAAATTATATCCAGCAGCCGAACTAGCTGGGTCTTGATAAGTACTTGGGACTGATTGTGCTGTAAGCATTGAACCAGTTGCTGCTGTTGTACCTCCACCAATCCACCCTCCAACTGCTGTTCCAAGTGCTCCAGCAATTTGTCCAACCCACCCTGAACCTGACCCTCCTGCTGATTCTCCGAATAATCCTGCCATCAATGGTTGAATCATTTGGGTTTTAATAGCCATATTGATAATCATTCTAGAAAAAGATTCGAAAATATTTGCAAAACTTACTTCTGCTCCCATGACCATATCAGTTAAAGTATCAGCAAACTCATCACCCCAAGCAATAACCGCAGATTGCATAGTTTGATAAGCTTTACTGTTTTCTAATGTGATTTTTTGTAAAGAAGCAGTTTTAAAATCTTCAAACTCTTGAGCACCTGCAATATTGTGATCTACCAATATTTTAAATTCCTTTGCTTCTTCTTCAAATTGATATATTGCGAAATCTTTTGCAGATAAATCTATTTTAGCTTTTGCCTCAAGCCACTTTTTACCTTTTTCCTTAAAAAGTTCATATTTCTCAATTTGAGCATCATACTCTTCTTTATTTTTTCTGCTTTGTTCTGCTTCTCCTGTAGTCATGCCTTGCGGAAAAGACGAAAATCCACCTGGCATTGCAGGGCCTTTCATACCAGTGATGGCAGGATTAGCTCCTTTAGCAAGTAAATTTTCTAGACCTTCCTGTGCTTCCATCAGAGCTACAGTTTGTAAAGGACTGGCCATAAATGCCCATATGTTTCCTGTGTCTTTAATTTTGATTAAAGTATCGGTGAACTTGATTAATGCAGGAAGTATTACTCCTCCTAAAGCCTCTTTCAATTCATTTAGATTTTGTGTGAATTGCTTTATTTTAGTGGTGTAAAGTTCCATAGCTTCAGCTTCAGCGTTAGCTGCTAATCCTGTTCTTTCCAATTGTGTTGCTAAATCTTCGTCTACTTCTGAAGCTCTTGTTGTTATTGCAACAAAACCTCGTTTAGCTCTTACATCTCTAAATATCATTGAAATCTCTTTGGATGTAGCATCTTTTAATTTAAGTAATGTGCTTAAAAATTTTCCGTTTGCTATAGAGTTCTTGGTTAATACGACACCATATTTATTTGCTGCATCCATAGCTTCTGGAGAAACTTTTTTAGTAAAAGTCTCAATTAATCGTGATAATTGAACAACAGATTTTTCTGCACCGACACCTGTTCTACTTATAATAGCAAAAGACGCACCTAAATCTTCAACACTCAAACCTGCAGATTTTGCTATAGCTGCAACTACACCAATATTTTTAGCAACATCTGCAACTGTTAAAATACCTCGTTCTTGAATGGCGAATAAGAAATCTGCTGCATCTGCAACATCTTTTAATTGATCTTTAAATGTTTGGTAAGTAACAATAACAGCTTTAGTAGCTTGTGATACTTCAGTAAAACCGCCAACAGCTAATCTTGTAGATGCTCTAAGTACTCCCATAGCTTCTGATGCTTGCACTGTAGCAGATATAATATCAAACATACCTTTAGCTAAATCTGCTTTTGCCACACCAAATTCTTTTGATAAGTCTCTTACACCATCTGACAGTTCTCCAAAAGTTAATTCAGTATCTTTTACAAGAGAGTTCACTTTCCCCATCTCATACTGGAAATCCATTGCTTCTTTAACTGCTTTTCCAAATATCTTGCCAATTAATAGTGTACCAACAGCACCAAAAGCAATAACCGCAGACCTAGCCGACAAGATACTCTGTTTCATTGATTTGTATCCAGTTGTTGCTTTTTTGGTAAACTGCTTTGTTTGTGTTTCAGCTTTCTTTAACGCTTTTGTAAGCTTAAAGGTTTCACCATCAATTACTACTGTTAATGTTCCTATATTAGCCATTTCATTTTACTTTCTTTCCAGACATAGATGACAGTAATTTCTTCATATCATCTATAGTTTGTTTTTCATCTGTTTTCTTACCACCGTATAATGGTGGCACGAAACTTAACGGAGTTAATTTCTTTGCTCCCTTTTTTAATTTTATATTAATTAATGTAGAAGCTATCACACCCATTCTAACATATTCAGGGTATTGTCCGAATGGTTCTATGGAGTAGACCACTTCCCAATCCCTTAATTGTTTAGAATTTAACATTTCCATCAAATAATCAGGATGAGGAACTCCTAATGCCAAGCATAGTCTAAATTTAAATAAGTTGCTTGGCTTTTTTAGTTTTTTGACAATTCTTCAGCATCTTTTGTTCCAAGACCTGCAAGTTTTTGCCCTACTGCAAATACTCTATCAAGTGCTGATGCTGATTTGTTTCCTAGATCATTGATCTGCATCTCATTAAATAATAGATTATTTTTTTCGTCAACTAGCGTAGCTGCTACAAATTTAGCTCTAATATTTTCAAGACCTCCTTCTTCTTGAGTGAGTTGCTTCTCAAACGCATCTCTTTCTTTTGCTGTAATGGTTCTTACTATTACTTCTCCACCCCATTCTGGTACTGTTATTGTCTCTGTTTTTAAATCTTGTGCTTGTAGAATTTGTTCCTTTGTCAAAAATCCCATTTTAAAAACTCCTCTGGTTAAGGTTAATTGATTAACTTGATTCAGTTATTTGACCATCTATTTTGATTGTTACTGACATTGTGATCTTATCATCGGCAGGAATGCTTTTGCTAATGTTTGTTACAAAACCTGTAAATGAAAAATCTGTGTTACCTGTATCGGGCATAATTATAGAAAAACTCTGCCCTGCATTTGATTCGAAATCATCATTTAGATCATCAAATCCACTTCTTGTCCAATTCATGTCCAGAGACACTTCACCACCATCTCTAAAACCACCAATAAATTCACGATAACCACCTGTTGAATCTAATGTTGTCACATCAATTGTGTCTCTTGCTTTATTCGGGCCAGATATCGAATTTACTTCTCCTACAGTTACTGAATTCCTTTTAAACACTGCACCGACACCTGCTATTGCTGAACTTGCCATATTACCTTCACCTCCTTAAAAATTTAAGATGTTCTCATTATCCTAAAATTAATAGTCCACATAGGTCTATTACTTTTATCGTACCCTAAAAAATTGATATCAGACTGAGCTATTATGTAAATATATCTAGTAGAATTAACTGTTGTATTTTCCACAGCATGTAATGTTGTCACAATTAATTCTGCTAAAGTATAACCTGCCTGATAACCAAACACATCTCCTCGTATTTTAATCATTATTGTTGGAAGTTTTAAAGTACGCTTTGTGTCTGGTTGTCCTCCACCTGTATCAAATATTGATACAACCTTATCTGCAACGCCTCCTCCATCTGGTTCTTGTCCAACAAACAAAGTTCTACCAAATATAAGTCCTGTTGTTGCAGACGATGCTTCTAATAAATCTTTTATATCTTGTGATGGTGCATTCATTATCTCTTGACACTCCCTTTTAATATTTTAAGTATATCTTTCTGTGAACCAAAAAAAGCTTTTTCCAAAAATTTAGCCACACCTATTTTATGCTGTTCTCCTACAGCTTCATGTTCTTTTAAAGCATAGAAAGCTGTATGACCTATTTTAGCAAAAGGTGTCTTTGCTTTTTCAATGGTCTCCTCAAAGATAATAGACTCATGTTCTGCTGCTACTGTTAATCCTTCTGGTTTTGTAGTATCAAAATCATTAGTAGCTATTATACCAGAATTTTTTCCATCACCACCAAATATTACGAAAGCACTTTCTCTTAGATTACCTGTATCAACTGGAGTAAGTTGTTTTGATTTCTTCATTACAAATTTACCTGCTCTTTTCATACCAACTCTAGAGATTTCACCTTCTATCTTTTTAATTTTATTTCTAAGAGCTCTTGTAACTTTCCTTAAACCTTTTACTCTTATTGGGGCATTGCTTGGAAATTCCATATTATTACCTCGTAGATGTTGCTGACGATAAAAAAGCTATTCTTTGAAATTTATCCGCTTTTAATGTGGGTATTTTAGTTACTGATTTTACTTCTAATGCACCTGTTACATTCTTAGGATTTGTCTCATCTACAGATGAAGCTATGTCAGTTAATGCACCTAAAAACAACCAATCATTTTCAGATATATCTTGTCCCACATAAGCTAAAGTACCTTTTTCAAGTCGTTGTCCTGTTCTATCAGTCAACATTTTCTGTCTAATTTCCCATCTACCAGAGATTTCAGTTGGTGCATCAAAAGTAGCTCCTCCAAAACCATCTCTACCAGAAAATGCCCAATAAACAAGTGTTTGATTATGATATCTGTTTATAAATGAACTCATTATGAATCCTCTGCCCTGCTAATTGCTAGAATCGGTTTAAAACTTCCTATGCGTTTCCCTAAATTAGCTAATGTTCCTGTAGTATCTAAGACACATGCTTGTTGTCCATAAAGGGTGGCTTTTAAAAGTATTTCATTTCCTCCACCGAAGAAAGTTGATTTTGTTTCTCCTATCTCTTGAGTTTTTTCCTGTAACTCTAAACTTGTTTTGAAGAAATGTGCTGCTAACCATCTTTCTATTTCTTTCAATTGTGTGCTATCACTTATCTTACTTGTATCTGATAATAAAATAGTCACAAGTTTATTTGCTGCTGTTATGAAGGCAGTAAAACTTGTAACATCTGTGTCAAGTATAGCTCCTACTTCTGCATCAGTTACTCTTGCCATTATCCTATCCTTCCAATTTCTTTGTCATTAACAATTACTCTTCCTTGATTCCAATACTTAGGCTCAATAAATTTAATTATCTTTTCTTCATTCCATTTAAGACCTAACCATTCAATTACTGATTTAATTTCACTAAACTGTCCATCAATCATTTCTTGTGGCCAAACTTCTCTTAAATCTAAATCAGCATAGAGCATTTCATTAAATCTGTTTATATGTTGCTGAATCCACTCTTGCCAGCCTTCTTCTGTATTGTAAGCTCTCATAAATCCTGTACGCATACAAGAATTAACAATTTCTTTACTACGCCTTCGGACAATAATCCATTTAGCATCAGGAAAAGCATTATTCCATAATGGCCACATCAAACAAGCTTTAGCTCCTTTATAAAACCATCGTTCATCTTTTTTAACACCCTGTTCTCTTAAAAGATTATGTACCTTACTTTTCCAAATACCTCCGTCTATTTTTTTAAATTGTTCTACATCTGGTAAAGGATTTTGTGCCATTGGATCAACCCCTAAACTCAGAAGAAGGGGTTTAACCAAATTGTTTCGTATATCAGCATTCTCAAACATTCCTTTTTTGTTATAAATAGTTGCACCACTCATTTCTCCACCCTCTGCACCACAAATGTTAATTACTCCTGCAGTGAGTGATGTACCACTTCTTG